GCCCCAGACATCAAACCAGAAGACGTGAAATACTCTTCCATCAGTTGCCGTAGATGATTCTCCTGGGAGGTAACGGACTTGTCGTCGTAAGGGAACCCACCAGTTGACGTTGATCCAGGAACTTCCTGATTGTTTGCTCCAGCTGGCGGTAGGCTGATTGACGGTATTGAGGACATATCGACGGTGTTTGAGGATGGTGTAATCATCACTGTTTATGGGACAGCAATGCAATTCCAAACCGGTCCTGTTAATTGAGAAGTCCATCGAACGTGCATCTTCGTTGTTCCTGAAAAAATTTGTCGCTTCAATAGTGTCATTGGTCGTCTGTTTAGGCGCCAAGACTGCTATATTAAGGTATATAGGAGTATTGATGGTACATCGTATCTCCATACAAATCTTCCATCCTGTCATCTTGACATGTTGTCGAAGACGACGGTTAATATTCGTTCCGGGACCGACCGCCGTTAAGTCCAATTGATATAATGTCCGGGTTTGACGAGTCACTTGCGTTTCGTTATTCACGACTGTGCTCTTACTCGTGGATGACCCATTAGGCATGCCCACCATGCGTGGACTGAAACGGGCACGCTTCTTTCCCCTAAGTGACGTATTAATTCGTCCGTTGTATGTCCCACGTTTCCTCTTGTAACGTCTGTACGAACGGTAGGCACGCCCAATGGTGCGTGCTGCCGCCCATGCTGAACGTGCCATGATAGAGGGGTTCGCTCGCGCCCAGTTGCGCGAAGCTGCCGCTCGGAGTGCAAGCCGCCCCAAAGCCGGATTGTAAGTGGTCAACATTTTGACTTGTGAGCAGGTATATTATTACCCTGCTCACTTCTTACACATGGCACAATCCTCTTCTTGGTGCTTCACCATTCCCAACTACACGGATGGTACTCTGCAATCTCTGCGCGCGCTATCTGGGTCAGGTTGCGTCGCGTACTTTGTATTTGGACGAGAGATCGCTCCTACCACAGGAACTCCCCATCTTCAGGGCTATGTCCGATTTAACACACGAAAGCGATTCGCCTGTGTGCAACGACTGCTGCCACAGTGTCATCTCACAAGTGCTCGCGGATCACCGCAGCAAAACAGAGATTACTGCTGCAAAGACGGCGATTATGAGGAATTCGGTGTATCTCCTGTCCCTCAGCAAGGGAAACGTACCGACTTCGATCGATACGTTGAGTGGATTCAAAGTCTTCCAGGACAGCCCACTGAGCGGGAGCTCATCTTGCACAACCCATCCCTCTATGGAAGATATGCACGAAGTCTACGAGCAATATCTCGAGAGCTTGCCCCCCGACCCGTATTACGTGATGGAGAACTACGTCCATGGCAAGCAGATCTCTATACCCGTTTACAGGGGGAAGCAAATGACCGTACGGTCGAGTTCATCGTCGACCGCGACGGAGGACTCGGTAAGTCTTGGTTCTGTGGATATGTCTTCTCTCAGTCGCCCGAGTGCCAGCTACTCGGACCTGGAAAGCGTGATGACCTCGCTCACGCTGTAGACGAACGTTCCCGCATCTTTCTCTTCAATGTCCCAAGGGGACAGATGGAGTACTTAAATTACGGTCTACTGGAGATGCTGAAGGACCGAATGGTTCTCAGTCCGAAGTATGACTCACAGATGAAGATACTACGACACACACCACACGTGGTAGTGTTCTCGAATGAAGACCCCGATGACTCGAAGATGACTGAGGATAGGTATGATATTACACATATTAGGGTTTAGTTCAAGGTTTAAAAAACAGCGCGAAGCGCTAGGCCGGAGCGCGGTAGCGCGGAGGCCCTCTTACTGCGGCGGGGTTGCGGTAGCAACCCCAGAGCTAGGTTCCCGGGGTCGCCAAGGGGGCTTTGCCCCCTGGCCCACTACGGCCCCTCTGTTGCAGGGGTCGCAGTGTATGTCAGCTTAGTTCCTTGGTTCTCTGAAATAGGTGATAACTTTGCTGGAGACGGCTGCGCAATTTGCTGCAGCGGTGCCCGCCTGGTTGCCCCAGACATCAAACCAGAAGACGTGAAATACTCTTCCATCAGTTGCCGTAGATGATTCTCCTGGGAGGTAACGGACTTGTCGTCGTAAGGGAACCCACCAGTTGACGTTGATCCAGGAA